AATAGGATGTTTAGTAGTTGCTGTTCCATGTTATGGCCGTAGGTTATTGACTGTTCCAGGTTTAGCGTTAGGAGCCAGTGCGTTGTAGTTCACAGACTCCGCAATTTGTTTTTTGAGCGCAGCATTCGCAGCCATTTCACGAACATTTGCAGCACCTGGAAAACGAAGTTTTACCAAGCTATCAAGTCCTCGCAAAATAACATTGCCAGTGTTTGAAGTGTTAATTGCTCGCGGGTCTTTCACCAAGGCATCCTGCACCGTCTGCTTCAAGTCAACCAAGGTGTCGCGGCCAGTTTTGCCAAACATATAGTCCAGCTTACCTTCACGGTCTAAACCTTCAAGCGCAGTCTTTAGCTTGGCAAATGACAATTGACCTGATGCGTTTTTTGTTAGTTGGTCTTTAAGGTATTGAACAGTCTGGCCCTGCAATTCGGCATATGCTTGTTGCCCTTCTGAGCCACCTTTTTTCAATAGCTTGGTGACAGTACGCATTTCTTCCAAACTGCCATCCAAAACAACGTGCTTAAATACGTCATCTAATGCCACAGCGCGGTCAGCGTATCCACCTTTTTCGCCTAGCAATTTTGCTACTCTGTAAGTGTCCTCAAATTGCTTACCAAGTTGATTGCGTTGCGCTCTAGCCGCACGATACAAGTCACCACCAGTGCCTTCTGTGACTTCATTGATAACCTTTTTGATGTCACCCATAAAGACACCAGATGGATCACCTTTTTTACCAAGTTGTCCAGCAACCTTGTATAAATTCTCAAGGTCATCAATAGTGACTTGCCCATTCTTAGCGGCTTTAAGTGTTTCTAATTTTGCTTTAATTGAATTAATTTCTGGAACAGCAATTGCTTCTGGCTGCACAAATGTCAAATATTGATCTAACTTTGTAGTGTCAACTACTTGTTTTGTTTCGCCAGAATCCCGTGCAGCTTGATAGGCTTGATCTACCTTTGCTTTTTTTGAGTCAAATTCTTTGACAATCGCGCTGTCCACAATGCTTCCGACTTTGCGATATGCCGTAGGGTCAGCGTATTCCGCACCAGTTTCACCAGCTAACCTTTCAAACTGGTCAACAATAGCCTTGCTTTGAGCCTTTTTCAATTCAATGATTGGCGCAGCCATCTCAGGCTTTTGCTTAACAATGTCAGATTCAAATTGCTGTAAGCCCAACTCAGGCACTTGCTCTCCCTTGGTCAGCGGTATGCCAAAGCGTTGTGCGCGTTCCTGACGCAACGTAGCCGCAGCAGTCTCAGCAGCACCCATACCAGGCATTACGGCGGCTGGTTGCCTGCTTGGTAGTGCTGCCAACATGGCGTTCTTGGTTGCGCTTACGGTAGGCTGGACGGTTGCCCTTAATTGATTAACAGCAGGGCCGCCAAGCGCACCAACAGATTGCAATGTTCCCATCGGAACACCAACCATGCCGCTTGTAGCCTCGCCAATCGCTTGCGTTAATTGCTGGCCTGTTTCAAAGCGCGGCTGATAGGTCATTGCTTGTTGAATGCCTTTTGCGGTAGTCTGATTGACATCCCGCTTGCCGCTATAGATGTCACTTGCAAGCTGGGCCGCAGCAGAAACAGGCATAGCAACGGCGCTTGATGCCATTGCTGGAATAGTCTCTAGCGTCCCTAGAATTCTGTCGCTTAACGTAGGCGGTGGCGGTGATGGCAATCCTGTAATGCTGCCAGGAATCCGACTTGCACCACCCAAATTGATTGACTTGTAAAAGTCACCTTTAGGCATATCCGAATAGAATTTTGCGTGCAACGCATCAGCTAATTGCACGTCAGGCACATCCGCATATTGCGGGTACTTTTGCCGAATGTCTGCAATAGTTGGCATGATGTTACTTCCGAATTCCTAGTGGATCAGATTCAGATGATGTGCCATCACCTTGTGCTGCGCCAATGTTTTTAGCACCTGGCCCAGCTTGAATTTTCATTGCTTGGATGGCAAGTTCACGCGCTCTTTGTTTTTGAGCAATCACAGATGGGGGATTGCCTGGCTGGGGGAAATACAGTTTTTCTGCTGTTGAAAATTCACTTGGCCCAATTGCCGCACCTGATTCCTTACGAAGCAATGCCGTAATAAAGTTGATGCGTGCATTGACTGTTTGTTGTTGTTGCTCATTGAGTCCACCAAGCACTGTAGGCAAAGCGTTAAAGATGTTGCCAGTAGCGTCGTTTAGCTTGTCGCCAATCAATGGAGTTAAGCCCAAAGTACCGCCTATAACACCTCTTGCATATCCCGTATCAGTTGCTCCTGAGTTTTCAAATTTTGTAAGCAAATCATGAGATTGCTTCATTCTCATGCCAAATGCAGTTGCATTGCCTTGAGACTCAGTCAGCCCCGCAGATTTACCTTTTAATGGCATTCCAGCAGGCGCAGCAACAGGCGCAGCAACAGGCGCAATAGGAGCCATACGTCCATCCGTTACGCCTACTGCGCCACGGCCAGCACCAGCCGTTGGCGCGCCCCCGCCAATGCCAGTAAATGGCGCAGCAGATGGTGGGCCGCCTGCGTTAAGGGTAACAGGGTAAGCCTGCAGGGTTCTATTGTTGACGCCAACAATGGAACCGTCTTCAGTCTGCTGAATTGTGAAGCCAGGGTTAGATTTTTCCCATGCAAATTTAGCTTGGTCAAACGCAAGGCGCTGAGAAGCCATATCGGTTCCCGTAAGAACTTTGCCACCAGCAATAGTGACGGGAGTGGCTTCATTTGTACGGTCATTGATTGCAAAATACTTGGTTACGCCACTTTGGTTGATTTCCTTAATGGTTTTGCCAGGATTAGCTTTTTCCCACTCAAATTTTGCTTTGTCAAACTCAAGGCGCTGATCTGTTATTTTTCGCAACTTGGTGGCATCACCACTTTGCATATACTCCGCAAACGAATCAGGGTCGTAATCTTTTGGGTCAATTTTTGCCAACGGGCTTTCCGACAAGCGTTTTTGCTCATCCCGCAAATAGGCAATTTGGTCTTTAACACCAGCAACATCAGAAAATTGTGGCTTGGTTAGCACCGCCAACTTTTTGCTAATGTCAGCAAGCTGTGCCTGTTTAGCTGACATTGCATTGCCTACAGGAGCCTGTGCAACCATTGCGTTAGCCACTGGCGCAGCGGCAGCGGCTGGAGCGACCCGCGCTGCAAGCGCGTTGTCAATAGCAGGAAGCGCATACCCAATCGGTTTAGCCGCTGGAGCCGCACCTACCACTACGCCCGATTGCATAGATTGGTAGTCTTGCGGGCGACCGCTATTGTCTTTTGTTATAAACATTTCCGGTTTAGGCATCTCAACTGGTGCAGCCATAGGCGCAGGCGCTTCAGGCATCGCAGCGGGAACCATTGCCGGTTCAGCACCACCCATTGCTTTTTCCAATTCAGCCAAACGGCTTCTGCGAAAACGCATTTCAACACCCATTTTTTGATGGCTTGGATCAGGTGATTGGGTCAACGCAGTTTCGTATTGCTCTGGCGTAAGGTTTTGCTGCGCCAAAGTCTCACGCAGCTTGGCAAAGCCTGCGCGATCCTCTTGGATCTGCTGCATTTGCTGACGGTTCAATTGCATCTGCTGCTGTGCAGATTGCAGTTGCATCACTTTGGAATATTGGTCAACAGGGTTGGGCAGATTGAACTGCGCTCCCTGTGCAATTAAAGCGTTAAGGTCTGCCATTATGCTGTCCTTCTGAGTGCTTCAAGCAGCGCATTGTTCTGGTACGCGCTGATGCCGGTGTTGATTGCGTTGCCCAAAGTGCTCCCCATGCCAATCTGACCAGCAGCTTGGGACTGTCCTTGTTGGCCGATTAAGCTGGCAACGTCTGCACCATATCTACCCAAATTGCCTGCTTGAAAATTAGCCGCAGATTGACCCGATTGAGCCAAAGAACCAAGCGGGTTCAGTTGATTGGCGCGGTTGGTTTGGTAGCGGTTGTAAGCGTTTTGGTACTCCTGTGATCCCATGTCCTGACCGTAGCGCGTAGCAGCTTTCATAGCGCCACCAGAGATCAGCCCGCCGCGTGCAGCCGCTGAACGCTCCAGCGCTTTCTGGCCTTCCGACAGTCGGAAAGCGTAGCCTGGGTCTTGTTGAAAATCACCCATAGAAAAGTCTTTTGCGTACTTGCCGTAGCCCGCTGCGCCCTTGTTGCCACTCAGCCCTAGCAAATCTAGCAATCGATTCTGACCCGTCACGCCTGCGCTGTAGAACGGCGCGTTTAACGCGGTCTGCTGCTGGTTGATTCGCTCTTGCAAGTTAATGGCTCGTTGCGCCGCGTCAGCTTGCGTTTGTGCTCCTTGCTGTAGCGCGTTGCTTTGCAATACGCCACCCACCAAACTAGCGCCTGCTTGCAGTGCCGGTGCGGATGTAAGCCAAGCGGGTAGCGAACTGCCTGCACCAGCAGCGCCAGAAGCAACGGTATTTGCAACGGCTTCTGGAACAAATCCACCACCGCCGCCAGCCCCAGCCATAGCACCCCAATTAGATCCAGCGGCTAATTGAGCGTCTGTTAATGGGCCTGCGCCTAAACCAACTGCGTTAGCACCTGTCAAATACGGCAACGCAGCGTAAGCACCATAGCCCGCAAGCCCCGCCAAAGCAATATCTTCCGGCTTTTGCTGGAGTAGGCCGACGCCTTTTTTGCCGGACGTTCCTAGCACATCAGATACAGAGTCCCAAAAAGACATGATATTTACTCCTATTTAAGCCCAACCAGTAGCCATAGATTTCACCAGCCAATTGCCATCGGACAGCTTTTCCAAAGTTATGCTTCCACCGTTTACAGATGATTGAATTGAAGTCCCCGCAACAGTGGTTAGCGGATGTATAACCGCCGTAGCTAAAGGTGTAAACCGAATGTAGTAGCCCGAATTACCAGATGCGTTAAGATTCAATTCAGAGCCATAGGGAAACAAAGAATCGGTCACCGTTCTGTTGTTGGGTGAACTAAAATTGTTGTACCTGTTCCAATCCACATATGAATCCAATGTTTTGGACGTGCTAAGTGGAACCGTAACATTATTGATGTCATTAAAACGCCAATTCGTTGGCAGAAATATTCGCATTTTGCTGCCGCCTAATCCGGTCACAAAATTGATGTAACCAGAAAAATACACATCGGTTATTGCGCTTGCATTACCAGCAGCAAGTGTGTATTGCAAAGTAGATGAGTTGTCTACAACAGTAACATTATTAAAAGAAATTTTCCCAACTTGGGCATTAGCTAAAACGTCATTGTTGCCGTTAATGGTTATAGCCGAACCCAAATATGTAGTTGTGTTTGCAGCAGTGTTAGCGTTTCTGATAAAAATATTGTTGAAGTACATAAAGTCAAAATTGACGCTATGCCTTCCCGCAGCTATTGCAGAATATGTGGTGTCATAAAAAGAACAGTTACTTACGGATATGTTGCCGTAAACTTTTACGCCTGTTGGGTCTGCACAATTAGCATCAAAAGTAAAGCCGTATGCGTTATCGTAAAAAGCACAGTTTTCAACTGTAAGGTTAAAATTGTTGTTAATTGCAGGTAACACACTTCCTGGGCTTAAAGTGTAGCTATTGGGCAAAAATACGCTTAGTCCAGCGCCGTCATTGTTGTTGAATTCGCAATTGCTAATAACAATATCATCTAATTGCTGCCAGCTTCCTGCATCTGGCTCAATGTCTATGCCAGACGATGGAGTGGTTCCAGTAGTGTTTTTGAACACGCAATTGTTAATTGTTATTTTTTTGCCTGATACAAGACTCAAGCCTTGCCGTCTGTTGTTGTCGCAGATGCAATTTTCAATGGTAATGTTTTCGGAAGTTGGCCCAACCAACTCATCGCTTGAAGTGATAACAATTCCATCGCCGCCAGTGTCTTTAACAGTCAGGCCAGACACTACAACAGTGTTAGCTATGTTGATAAACACTCCATGCCTTTGTTCTCCGCTTGTGTATTCGCTTTTTATTCCCGTTATTGTCGCGCCATTACCCAAAACACGGACATTAGACACGCCTTGAATAGTCAACATCCTATGATTTGCAGGGATGTTGGATATAGCTTTGATTGTTGTTCCTGCCGTCATTACCAATGTGGTATTTGACGGGGGGAAAATTTGATCTACTACAAAAGTGCCTTCGGGGAAATATATTGTGCTTGCGCCGCTATCTAACGCAAATTGAATAGCGTTAGTGTCAACTGTCGTACCGTCACCTACCGCGCCAAAGTCTGTGATACTGACTGTTTCACGCAACTTGGCTTGAACAGTAGTGGCTACAGAGTCAGCCCCGCCTTGGGTGTACCCGATAAGAGACGCGCCAGAAGACAACGCCAAAGTGGCAAATGTGGACGCAAGCGTGGCCTGATCCGCGCCATTCAAATTGTCAACAGTCCAAATTTCCACATTAGTGGAACTTGTAAGTTTTAGCTTATAGGTAGCAGAACTTAGCCAAACATTGGCCTCGCCTCGACTGTCCAAGATGATTGGATTGGTGTTGGCAGTGTTGCCGGACGAACTGGTGTATGTCGTTAATGGGGTAGTAGTGCCAGCCGCATAGCTGTATAGCTTGCCGCCTGACAATGGTACGCCATTAGCATCAAAAAATTGCAACTTTGGAGGCGTTGCGATAGATGTAGTCATTTTTTACCATCCTGCTAGGGTTATGTATTTCTGCCCGTCATCGCCACAATCAGCTAGGAATTCATCCTTTTGTTCTGCGGAGTAGTTGCGGCATTTTACGCGCTTGAGTTCTTCATCCACCAATTCAAGCCAAGCGGCTTCAAGCGTATTAGATTGCGTGTCGTGGGTCACAGTGGCTAGATAACTCATGCCGTTACTCCTTTAATGACGGCAAAATTGAACACTGGCTGTTCAACCGTTGTCCCGCCCGTTGTGGCGAATGTTATCCTAAAGCTACCGGCGGCGGTAGCCGTGACAAATATCTGGTACAAGTCAGTTCCTGACTTTTGCGTGACATAAACAACATCGGTAGCCGCCACCGTTGAATTGGTCACTGTGAAACTTTGAAAAGTTGCAAGACCAGCCGCAGACACAAGCGTGATAGCGCCATTGGTCTTGTTCAATGTCACGCCTGTAGTGCGTGATGTGACTTGGGTGACAGAGCCACCAGAGCCTGTGCCATAGCCTAAACCGCCAGCAGCAGCAGTGACAAGCATAGAGCCGGTGGAAGTAATACGCACCATTTCTGTTGACGTAGAAAAATCGTCAGCCATCCACCCAAAAGACATAACGGCTGCGTTGTTATTAAAATAACCGTTTTTTGCGCCTGCGCTACTGTTGGTGTCCGACAGTATTAACCGTGTATTTACTAGAGAAGATACATGGAGAAGTGATTGCGGTGAAGTAGTGCCAATACCTACATTCCCGCTGGCATCTTTGTAGATTTGGCTAGTGCCAATTGCAATAACGCCAGTGCCACCCGTCAACGTGGTGGTGTAAGAAAGACTTGTAAACGCGCCAGTGTTGGCTGTAGTTGCCCCAACAGTTCCATTGATGTTGATAGACGCAGTGCCGGTCAGGTTGGTGACTGTTCCGCTGCTTGGCGTACCTAACGCATCACCATTTACAACAAACGCGCCAGCAGAGCCTGTGTTGACTCCAAGAGCCGTAACAACGCCTGTACCTGTAGTGATAGTGCTTGGCGCTACACCAGCCCCGCCACCGACTACCAAAGCGTTAGCAGCTAAAGCAGCAGAAGATGCCCAGGTTGATGCGCTAGAAAAATACACTACGCCGCCGCTAGTTCCGGCCACTGTTAACGCTGGCGTGGTGGTGGCAGTAGCAACAGTAATGAGGCCACCAGTAAAGCTGACGCTTGTCACGGTTCCGCTTGTGGCAGGTGAAGCCCAAGTTGGTGCGCCGCCGGTAGTGGCTGTTAAAACTTGGCCTGTTGTGCCAGCAGCGGTGAACGCATACGCTGTACCCGTTCCATAAGCTACACCGTAGGTTGTAGGGGTCGCAGAGCCGTTTGTTCCACCACTGGCAATAGCCAAGGTGCCTGCAAGCGTTACAGCGCCTGTGGTGGCCGTTGTTGGCGTTAAGCCGGTAGTGCCGCCCGAAAAAGACAACACGCCCGTGTTGCTGATGGTTACATTGCCTGTTGCGCTAGACACTGAGATGCCCGCGCCTGCTACGTTGGACAGCACGCCAGAATTGGCAATTGTGATAGTTCCTAAAGCATTGGTAACTGTAATCCCACTGCTAGGTGTTAGCGTGTTAAGGGTGTACCCTGTGCCATTACCAATCAGTAGCTGGCCGTTGGTAGGGATAGTATTTAGCCCCGTGCCACCGCTAGTTACGGGAATAATGCCAGTGCCTGTTCCAACAAGGTCATACAAGCTATAAAACCAGCGATACCATTCACGCGATACCGCCCCAGTTCGCTCGTCAATAAGCGAAACCCTTGGGGGCGTGATTTGCGTGGAATTGGGGCTGGTAGCCATAGTTAGGCATTTGTCGGGCTAAGTATCAATTCCGCGCCCATGATGGCAACTTTTACCGGATCGGTGCCGGACACCTCGTAAACCCTATCGCGCAGCTTAAGCGTCATGCCTAGCCGCCGCCAAAAGACACGTTTGTAATACTCGCCAATCTTACCCATTGATGACCAATATTCGTTGCTCCAAGTGTGGCCGCCGTCATCTGACCAACGCAACATGGCTTGAGGATCGTAGCCTGGTGCGGCGGGATAGGCTGTGGTCACTAAGTTGTACCCGCTAATATCCGTATCCGATAGTTCGTATTGACCCAAAGGCTCAAAACCATCCCCTGTTTCGGTAGTTAGAATGTCGCCTGATTGAGTAGCCAAATACGTTTGTACATATTCAGCCACAAGGTCTAATCCTGACTCAGTGTCAATATTTTCACTTTCATACTCTGGGTATAAATTTAGCCCAACGCCGGACTCAACATTCAATTGCAGACTGTGATGCGCGGTGCGTTTTAGGTTGTTCTGCCCCGACGGCAGCGCCCGCCATGAACGCAGCCACTTTTGGATGCCTCCGTTGTCGGCGTATACGTCAAGGTCAAATGTGTAGATGTTGCCGTTTTCAAAGTCACCGACAATGATGTTGCCGCCAAAGTTGCACTGGCAATTGCTGCGGTGCCGCATAAACTCGCCAGCGTCCCATCCGGCTCGTTCGTGCCAGGCTTGAGTTGCTACGTCGTACACCCAAGTGGCATTACCCGATGGGAATGTCAGCACATAGAAAGCGTGGCCTTCTTGTTGGTAGGTGTACGCAATAGCGTCCGAAATGTTGCCGTATTGGGCAATTGCGTACTCAATAGCATGGGTTGAGATGCGCTGGCCGGTGTAGCCGTTTGCGCGGTAGACAATGCCTTGGCCGCGAGCGTCTGTGCCTAACCAAAACAGGCCGTTGTCCATCTTGGCAATGGTGTATGCAGAAACACAACCAATTTCATTGAACGCGCCTTGGATGCGCTGCAATGGAAAGTCAGTAGCGCCAGAGTCGTACCAAACTTCTACTGAGTCAGTGCCAAACACCCACAGTTCGCGGTGGTCGGATATAAGACCCACTACACCATCGGGGGAGCCTTCAGCAGACGCAAAGTCTAGCGGGTCAACAGATGTGCCATCAAGCAACTGTGTAACCCAGATGATCTGGCTGTTGGGCTGGTTGAAGACAAAATATCCGTCAAGGTAGGCCACCGTCACAGCGCCAGCAAAATCTGGGTCTGTGATCTGAGCAAACACGTTGGTGGTTTCGTTGTAGATGTACCCGTCAGGGTTGCAAGCAAAGAAAATTTGCGTTCCGTTGTCCGCAATGGACACCGAGCCTGTACCCGACACCGTGCCCAACAATGTCGGTGTGGCCGTCAATCCGGTCAGCTTGTAGACTTCATTCCCTGACACGACATAGAAGTCGCTGCCGTTAGTCTGATGCGCCCACAAAGCGCGGATTGGGCCTGTACCTACTGATTGCAGGAAATTGAGGCCAGGGGCGCGGTTGAGGAAAGCGGCGGTCTGTCCGTTGTCCGGTGTCATCTCCGGAAACAGGTTGACCATTCGGTTGTCCGCAGCATTGATACTGCGGGCGACATAGGACGCGCCGAGTATTGGTGTTTGCATACTAGACGTAACTTGGATACCACTTGGTGGTCGTAACATCGTAAGTCATTGTCAATGCCCTACTAACCACCGCTGTACCAGCCACGGCGATATTGCCCGCTGTTGTCCAAGTAAATGCGCCCGTTGGAATTAATGTAATCGTACCGCCGCCGGTAGAAATTGGCGCTGCTGCGGTGATAGTCACAACCGCTGTTGTCCCAGAAACAAAAACAATTGGGGTTGTTGGCGCAATGGTTGTTGCGCTTGCAATTGTTGGTGCCGCCGCGCTTACGGCATTAAAACCACTCAATGAAAGGCTGGTGCCTGTAGCCGAGCCAAGAATGGGGGTCACCAAAGTTGGCGCATTAGAAAAAACTAATGACCCAGTGCCTGTGTCGCTCGTAACCGCAGCGCTTAAATTGGCGCTAGTCGGTGCAGCCAAAAATGTAGCTACGCCTGTTCCCAATCCGCTTACGCCAGTTGCAATAGGCAACCCTGTGCAGTTGGTCAAAGTGCCACTTGTTGGCGTTCCTAACACTGGCGTTACCATTACCATACTGGTGCTAGTGCAAGCACTGATGTTGCCACTAGCAACAGTTCCTAAAGCAGGTGCTACCAATGTTGAATTGGTGAACAATAGTGCATTAGTTACTTGTTTTGTCGTGCCCCCTTGGACAATAGGCAAAACGTCGGTTGTAGCCGCAGCAGTAGCTGCCGGTAAAGCTGATATTGCAATGGTGGCCATATTAGTAATTTCCTGCGTAAATGTTAAACCGTTGACGGGTGGCGACAATAGCGTAAGGCATTGACATTACATCATCTGGGTTGTTGATGCGTTTTAGATTGCGCTTACTGGTCATAGCAATGCGGGTCACTTGTGGGCTTGGCTCAACGCCAAACTCAGGCGCGAATTCCATTGCCAAGTTGTAAGTGAACGCCCGCAGATAGCCTGGCGGGAAAGCCAGCACAGTTGCCAAATTGGCCGGCTGGGTAAGTTCTTCAACGCTAATAAAATGCCATTCCAAATCCCGCGTGGGCTTGGGATAAATGTACATATCAATGTTGGGATATGTCATGTTGACAAATATCACCTGCGGATAGGTGGATGTCACCGTCTTTACGGCAATACCATCGTATTGCTGCTGGTTGATTGCTTTGATGCCAAAACTGACGTTTGTGCCTGGGTCGCGGTAGTAGGTTGCGTCATCCAGCAAAATAGGCCGGTTGCCCACAAAGTCACCCGTCGGGCCAAGTGTGCGGTTGATGAAACCGGCAGGCCAGGTATACATTTGATCTTGAGTGCTAAACACCGACAATCGTTCAGTGTTCCACGAATCAATCATTTGATTCATTGCGGTCAGCGCGTCTTGCGACACTGACGCAGATGGAGTCTCGCCTTCAGCTAAAACGCCAAGCAGTCGCAGCGCCCGATTGATCTGGTCACCCGCTGTATACGTTGTCATAGCTAGACTCCTTCTAGTTCCACTTTTCTACGTCGCTTTACTTCCAGGACGTTTACAGGAGCCGCCAATTCAAAGTCAGGCGTATCCTCAGTATATCGCACCCAGCCGTTTGCTTCATCGGCTTCTGCTTCAAGTTCCATTGTGGCAACTTTTCTGCCGTGGATAGGATGCTTTAGGTATATGACCATAGGTTAGAAAGGGGGCTTGTGGCCCCCTCCTTTTTAGCTTGCGCCGTGGATGATTGAGAAATTGATGATGACAGCTTCAGAATATGAAGTAGCCGCAGTCAAGTTCCGCAACGTGATCAAGGCAGAGCCAGCAGCCAAATACGAAACGTAAGTGGTGTAAGCACCAGCCGCGCTACCAGTTGTATTGCTAGATACGCACACAATGATTGTGTCATTGGTGGAAATCGTGCTGTTGGTCAAAGTGAAAGACACTGCGGTGGCTCCGGCCAACGCTGCGTCGTGCATCGTAATACGGCCAGCAGACTTGTTTAAAGTCACACCAGTTGATTTGCTAGTGGCTTGCGTCACAGTACCTTGTGCTGCTGAAGAATAGCCAAGTTCTTGGCTTGCGTAGCAGGTAGTAAATTCGGGGTCGCTGTACGCGACACCTACTGCTTGGGTATTTGGCATGATTGTTTCCTTAAAAAACAGGGGCCGAAGCCCCCGTTAGGTTTAGGCAATACGGTACAAAGACCAAGCGCCGTCGCCAGTTTTTACCGCGCGATACATTTGAGCAGTACCAGCGGTGGTGACGGTCATCAAGCCTTGAGTGCCCGACGAACCAATCGTCCAGCCGGTGTTGGTCGTGATGGTAATCACGCCAGAACCGGAACCGTTGGTATTGACCACCGTGAAATCAAAGCTGCTATTGACTTTGGCGCTAGACACGGCTGCGTCCAAATCAGTAGCCAAAGGCAGCGTGTAAGCTGCTGCGGTCGTAGTGGGAGTGCCCAAAAGAATACCGTTCAGAATTTGAGCAGTTGTCAGCGTTGCCGTAACAGTTGCCGTTGCTGGGGTAGCTTGAGTGCGAAGTTGAACTTCAGTCAGATTGCCGTCACCAACTTGGTAACCGCCTGCGCCATTGGGTAGAGTAGCCATGATAATTTTCCTTCAAAAAGAATTGATTAGCCCCAGATGCGGCAAGCCATCTGTGGACGAATGGTGCTGAAGCCATACAGTACGTCAATACGGCAAGGCAATCTATCGTTATTCACATCATACTGACGGACGATACGCAAACTGATTCCGTTATGCACTGCGCGAGCAGCCATATCGACCCCAGATGGCAGCAAAAGATCAGCCGTACAAAAGGTGATTGCGTCCTTGTGGTAGACCAAATTCTGTGCGTAAGCAGTAGAAGCGGTACCCAAGAAAGTCACAACAGCATTGATTAGCGGCAAGGCAGTCATGGTCGCCAATGCGTGAGAAGCGGAGTACATGGGAGCCACAGTCACAGTCCAAGTGCCAGCAACAGCGGTTGCATCAGCCAGAGCCACAAACTGGAACAACGAACCAGTGGTTTCACGGGTTTGTGGGTTTACAGCAAAAACGCTACCGCAAGTAAACACGTCACCAGCCTTGATGGTAGTGGTCACGGAGGCTTGCGACAAGCTAATGGTTGAAGAACCTTCCGAAGTCACCGAAGCGGCAACAATGGTAGCGGCAGTCGCATCGCGCGAACCGGTAGTGTGTTGCTTGATAGACTGAGACATATTGACTTCTTCAAAGCCCAACACGCCAGTGCCCATCATGCCGTTACGAAATTGCTTAGACACCGTATCGGTAGGATTGAAAAGACCTTTCATGCCTTCAACTAGACCAGCATTAGCAGCAGGGTTAACCGTTGCGTAGCGTGGCGACATAACAGCAGCGTTCTCGTTCAGCTTCTGCTGGGCTTGCAACAGCACCAAAGAAGTGGACGGGGTGGTGCCAGGGCTACCAACGCTGTTACCAATGGTTTTGTACGCATTAGCAACGTCAGCGTCGATAGACGATGCCAACTGGCTAATACGCGGCTTGAGAACACGGTCAGCAAAGTCATCCAATTGCATGGTCAACTCAGCAGACGTAAAGTTCACGCCGATGTGCTTTTGGGTGCTAACGGACAGAGTAGTGAACTGCTCGTTGTCATCTTGCACTTGCAGGGCAGCGCCGTCGGTGACCAAAGCGCGGTCAGGCAGACGAATACGCAGGGTGGAACCGATCTTCGCACCTTCAACAGCAAAGCTGTCGTCGTACTGACGGTTAACGTTACGGGTGAGTACCAGATTGTTCTCGAGGATTTCGAGAGCCTTTCGGGTAATCATGTCAATGGTTAGGATGCTATTAGCCATGAAAAAAGTCCTTAAAAAATAATTAGCGGTTAGCCTGCGCTTGCCACTTCTTCATCTGCCGTGCCCTTTCAGCTTCAATCCACTGCGAATCAGTCATGGTCTTGATAGACCGTGGATCCGTAGTGTCATAGGCCGGTGATCCAGTGGATCGGGCAGAGACAGGCGAAATAGGTGCTGGCGCTGACGATGTACGTTTCACGGGCGGGTCTGATGCCAATTTGGCTTCAATCCGTCCAATCTCTTTAGCCTGGGCGAGTGGCGACAGACGGGAAATGCGATCCGCTTCCTTGGGGTTTGTGCCGAGGTGGTATGCCAACTCAGGCCCAATATCCGAGGATTGGATTGCCTCTGCCATCACGTTAGTGATTGGAAGTTTGGGGTTGTACGCAACTTGTTCAAAGTCATCGTATTTGTTCCGCGCTTCTTCTTCCTTCTCGTGGTAGCTTTCAAGAACTTGCGACTGTTGCTTTGCCGCTTCGCGCTGTGCAATCAACTGTTCGGCCTTTTGATAGGCCAATGCATCGGCGTAAGCCTCTGCACTTTCAAATTGATCAACAGTTTGAGTCGGCGCTGCTCTTAACGTCTGCGTTTCCGCAGCGCGTTGCGCTTGATCTCGTTCCCATTTCCTTTGCTCTCTTGCAAGGCGTTTGCCGATTGCAGCGTCCAATTCTTCCTGTGTGAAAGTCTTAGCTTGCTGTTCTTCAGCTACTTCCGGCGCAATAACTTCAGACTCAGGTGCAGCCGTTGCCACCTGTTCCGGCGCGGGGTCAACTACCGCTAGGTTTTCTTCTGACATTTTTGATTCCATAGAATCCCTGGTGAGCGCACCAGTACGTTTTTAAGGACTAAGTGCTGCCACCTTGTCCTGGAATGCTTTAATCCGTGCCTCTAAAGCGGCGCGGTCTTGAACTACTGCGGCTTCCGCAACGGTAAGTTTATCTTGACGATACGCAATGTCCGTTTCTTTGTCGCCTAGTTTCTTTTCCCATGCCGCAAGTTCCGCACTTTTGGCGTTAGATGCAGCAGCAAAGTCAGCCGCTGCTTTAGTCGTTTCATCGTCCTTGGCATCTGCTGCTGCGGCTTTAGCTTTAGCTGCGGCCAGCTTGTCCTTGGCCTGCGCTAGCATATCGTCGGCTTGAGCCTTTGCAGTTTCTAGCGCGGCTTTAGCCTCGTCACGGGCAGCAAGCGTATCCGCTACCGCATTCATCGCGCCTTGGCGCTGTGCCAGTTCAGCCTGCAAATTGACTAGCGTGGTCAACTCATTAGGCAATTGATTCTTGATGTAGTCAATAAGACTTGTATGGTTCATTGAACCACTATCACCTTGGATGTTCATTATGTGACTCCTTTAGGTGTAATAAGTAATGTTCAGCTTAGAACTGGCCGACTGCTCAATAAATTGGATGGCTTTTAGGTCACCGTCATACTGAAGCGTTACGCCAGCCGCAAGCGGCATTCCAACCGATGCAGTAGGTGCCACACCATCATCGCGCCACCGAACGGCCTGAGTCTCAGGCGTAATGAGAGCAATTGCCGGACGGCAATTCAACCCGTTCAAGTCCGTGGTTGGAACGGTGAGACTCGTTGCGGCACTCAGCGAAGTGATTTGCTGATAGCCCAAGCGGGTGGTAATAGCCTTAAGATTAAGTGACATCTAAAATCTCCTGCGCTCGGTGAAAGAGCGAATTTCAATAAACAGTTGAAGAATAGCAGAAAAGAACGCGCCTGCGAAAAAAGCCCCCGAAAAGAAGTTGCCTACCAGGTCAAGAAAGAAACTTCCAGAATAGAACGATCCATAGAAGAAATTTCCTACCGCCCCGCCAAAAAAGTCCCCGCTAAAAAAAGTCCCGTTAAAAAAGTTGCCTGTTTGGCTAGTAAAAAACTGCCCGTTAAAAAACGCTCCACTAAAAAAGTTCATACCAACTTAACGTGTTTTCATCCCATGACCACATTGCATCGCCTGTTGGCTTTGCCACAGGAGCCTGCCACAAACAAGTTTCTTCATCTAGCACCCAGCTTGGAAATGGCTGCGGCGGGATAAACGCATCGCGCTGGGCATCGTAGGTGTAGCCAATACCAGCGTAGTTTTTGCGAAACGGAGTGCCGCCCAATTGATGCTGATTTCCGCTAGTGTTGTAGCTGGTGCGTTTGTACACATCGCCAGTGCGGGTAGTCAATTCGTTTTCATCATCCTCGTCTCGGCCCACCGTGACAAAGATAACCACATTGTTTTCATCAAGTTTTGCAAAATGGCTCATGTGAATGTCACCGTTTCACTTGTCGTAGATGTAGCTGTTACTGTGTAAATTTTAAAACCAGTAATTGTTGTTGGGGTTTGCGTAACTCCACCTGAAAATGTTGCGGTGTTTGTGTTGGGTATTTTAATAATAACTACGCCGGAACCGCCTTGTTTTCCAGCTTGGTCGCGTGACCCACCACCGCCACCGCCTGTATTAACGGTTCCGACAGTTCCTGACCCTCCACCATTTCCGCTATACCCATTACCGCCACCACCAGCGCCGCCAGTGCCGCCAGTTGTTTGTCCGATACCGCCACCGCCGCCTGCGTAAGTAACCGCTGAACCTGTAATGCTTGAACTTGTACCCGCGCCGCCGCTACCACCAGTAACCGTAGAAGCGCTGCCGCCTGTTGCGCTTGCGCCGCCGCCGCCGCCAGATGAAAAATTACCTGTTGCGCCAATACCGCCATTATTTCCTTGCGACGGGGAGGTTGATGGTGTATTTCCAGTGCCGCCCGTATTGCCGCCGCTTGTGCCGTTGATATTGCCCGCACCGCCGCCCGAACCGCCATTGCCGCCTGGAGAATCTGAAGCGTAAGCGCCGCCAAATCCACCGCCTGCGGCGGTGATAGTGGTAAATACCGAATTGGAACCGACAGTGCCGTGTCCAGGCGCTCCTGATGTGCCGCCAGCCCCGCCTGCTCCAACCGTTACCGTGTAAGCTGTAGAAAGAGAAAGCGACAACGCAGTTGCGGTTCTAAAACCCCCTGCACCGCCGCCGCCTCCTTGATGACCGCCGCCACCGCCACCACCGCCAACAACTAAATAATCAACAGAAACCCCGCTACTAGCAGCAGTAAACGAACTAAACAAAGCGCCGGCAAAACCCGACATCAGGTAACTCCCGCGCCAGATACATACCAAAGGTCGGTAGCCACTTTAATCATGGTCGCCATACCTTTGGTTGCTACTGACCGAGTGGTTGCCGCAGCGCCGTTGGCAAGCTGCAACCCGGTAGTGGGGCCGCTGATGGTGCAAACGCCGCTGTTGCCGTTCACCACCGTCACCACAGTCCCAATTGGGAAAGCTACGGATGCGTTGGTTGGCACAGTAATTGTGTTAGTTGACCCAGTGTTCAAATAAATGTGCTTGCCATCGTCTGCCAGCACCAAGGTGTAGGTCGCACCTGTTTGGCTGTTTTGTGGCATCTGGCGGTAGCCAATGGTGTAGCCAGTGCCTGCGCTGTCGTTTACCGTAGAGGTTGAGATGATGGCGCTGCCTTGCACCATAAATGCACCAGAAGAACCTGTATTCACGCCTAGCGCGGTCACAACGCCTGTGCCGGTAGTAGTTGTAGCTGGCGCTGCCCCAGCGCCTCCACCAAGCACCAAAGCGTTTGCGGCTAGTGCAGCCGATGTCGCCCAAGTGCTTCCGCTTGAAAAGTACGGGATGCCGCCGGATGTGCCCGCAACGGTAATGGCAGGAGTTGATGTAGCAGTGGCAATAGACAGCAAGCCGCCTGTAAAACCAACGCTGGTGACTGTTCCCGCATTGCCTGCGATGCTTATAGAGCCTGCGCCATTGGTAATGGTGATGTTGGAGCCAGCAGTTATCGCAGCTAGGGTATACCCTGTTCCATTACCGATAAGCAATTGCCCGTTGGTAGGCGTAGTAGTAAGCGCTGTTCCACCGTTGGCGATAGGCAATGCAGTGCCAGAATAGCTAATTGCAAGCGTCCCGCTAGTCGTAATTGGGCTTCCAGTTACCGACAAAAACGCCGGTACGCTGGCCGCTACGCTAGTAACCGTGCCAGACCCACCGCCGCCGCCCGATGAGTTAATTGTTTGATTGGGCCAGGTGCCGCTAATGGTGACGTTTGTGCCAGCAACCAACGCCGGTGTGGCCGTTCCGGTGCCGCCGTTAGCAACATCCAAAATGCCAGCAAACGAATGGTCTGCGTTCCAAGCAGTCGCGCCAGCCGTGCTGAATGACGAATCAGCCGCAGTTGAGTGGGTTACGGTGATTGTCATGCCAGGAATCTCAGTTTATAGAGCGTGGACAGGTACAACTCAATGATGTTATCAATCAATTGCTGAAGCGAGGAATCAGACTTGTCCACCACCTCATACCGACACTTTTCAATGTCATCCAATTGCCCTTGCAGGAAATCAATGATGTTGGCCGTCTTGGTAGCCGAGTGCAGCGTGATTGGCCCCATCAAGCCGTGGCGGCCTTGGTAGGCTTCAGCAAATGCGTCGGCGTGGTCAATGATCTCGTCGTAAAAGGTGTTTAGCGCAACGTGCTTGGAATAGCTGCGCGTGTTCAGATGGACGCTGTGCGCCACATCACGGGCGAGGAATAGCATTCCTACGAAATCGGCGGCTTTGTACATCATTGTGGCATTCCCATTTGTGGCTGTTGCATTTGTTCCATGCCTTCCATTGGCATCTCAGGGCCGGTATCCATATCGCGCCCAGGCATCTCGTTAACCAAGTCGCCAGAAGTAATCATGCCATGCACGGTGCCCAGCACTATGTCTTGAATCTGCTCGGGCGACATGGATGCCTGCACGGCAGAAATCCGTTGAGTCTCGGCCTGATACGCTTTCACCTGCGCCTCAAAGTCTTTGCGGTGCATATCCTGCGCCTCAATGGACTTGCCAGCGTTGATAATCATCTGGTGCATCTGCTCCATCTCTTGGCCCATCGCTTGGATCTGCTGCTCAGCGGCTTGCAACTCGGGCGGCTTATCGCCGTCCTGCATCAGCTTGGGGTCAATCGTCTTGGCAAAGCGTTTAGACATCTCTTGGGCACCAGGCCAATCCATGTTCTTCACAAACAAGTCACCGGCCACTTGCCATAGCTGCGGGTTGCCTCGCAACAGTTCTGCCATCGCTTCCAAAGCCTCTTGGCGTTTGGTGGCGTAACCTGGGCCGGTGGTCACCACAACGTCGTATTTGCCGACGCTAGGGTTGTAGATCTTGTCGATCACAATGCCTTGCTGATCCACAATCTTCTTTACCGGCTCGGCCTGCATCGGGTCAATTTTGACCATATCGGTTTCACCGTCCTCACCAATGATTCGCGCCACCCGCTGGGTGTCGTAAATCTTGGGGATCAGGTCAACCAACTGGCGCACGATATGTCGCACGCCACGCGCTAGGTTGTCGCCGTAGTGGTAAGTGCCAACATCGCCCTCGCGTTGACGCGCAAGAATCGCCCTTCCTGAGCGTTCGTTGGATGTCATGCCCAAACTGGCGTTATATTGACCAGTTGACGCTTTGATGTCCTCGGACGCGCCAGCTTTGGCCTGCAACAACCCGCTGGAAGCCATTGGCGGCTGGGCACGCTGTGGTAGGGGCAGAATGCTGCCAGAACCGTCTGTAACGTCTGGATTGACCTCTAAATACGGCCAATTGGTCGTGTTTGCAGTCTTCCACTGGTTCTCGTAACCCTCAAACTGGCCGCCATAGCCAATAAATGGCGCTTTTGGAGCCAAAGCCAGCATTTCTGCCTCTTGGGACACCCAATAGTTGTACATCCGTTGCGCGTCTTTGGCATTTCGCACCAGACCCGACACATACAAACGCCCATCCACTTCAAATTCGTTGCCTACGATGCGAACAACGGGGATGTACTTGCCCGCCCATTCGCGCTCCTCAAGGATTTCGTAGCCGTTGATCTTGCAATACTTGATTTTCTGCCGGTCAGACTCGCGCGACTTCAACGGCTTACCGTAAAACGCTTTTAATTGCTTGTCCTCGGGTGAATCATCAAACGCCGTAACATTTCCAGGGTACAGATTCAACGTAGCGCGGTCATAGTCAACGTAGTAGTAGTCCGCAATCCGAATAGTGTCCTCGTTAAGCCACTGCGACAGATTCTGATCACCAACACCAAGCGACTGCAAGGTCGTGATAGGCGCGGAATCAGGGTACAGCCGCTGGTACTCTGCCTTGGTCACGTCTTCAGTGATAAAACACCACTTGGCATCGGCACCGCACGGGTCTTGGATTGTCGGATCCATGTAGACGCTGAAACTGTTACGGATGCGCCCAATTTTGATGTCTTGGTCAAACGTATCTGCGTCGCAATACTCGGTCAGGACGCGGATGTAACCTTCGCCGTAGCTAACTTGGTTTTCGCAGGCGGTGTCGTAAGCGACATCGGCATCCGAGATGTACTCAATGTGCCTGACCATGCCGTTGAAGATTTCGGCGACTGCGACATCGGCTTTGTCATCGGCAGGAATAACCTTGCCACTTGGGCGGTTTTGGCGTTGGTCATTGGTCACTTGCCGGACGTGCTGCGGCAGTTTGTTGATAGTCAAGCAGGGGCGAGCGTTAATCGTCTGGCCCTGCACCGCGCCGCGAGTCGCCAGCACATCGGCAGGCCACTGCCAATGGTTATCAGGCGAACCGGCGTAAAACTTCAAATCGTCAATCTCGTCCTCGCGGGACTCGGACAAAGCGCCAATCGCCATATCCAAGCGGCTGCGGGCAGTCGCCAAGATGTCGGAACTGCTCTTGTCCTTGGCCGACCCGCCATTGGATACCGCACCAGCGGCGGCAATTCCGGTGTAATCAGCCATTATTTCTTACCTTTTGGCATAGGCTTTTGCGCCTCACGCTTGACCGAGTACGCAATCGCAACCGCCTGCTTCACCGGCTTGCCGGCGGCCACTTCAGCTTTCACGTTCTTACGAAAAGCCTCGGGTGATTTGGATTTGACTAAAGGCATTACTTACCTTTCTTTGCCGTCTTGGCAGAATCTTTGAAGTCTTTGGCGGTAGGCGCGTCTTTGCTGCCAAGCTTATTCATTTTCTCTTTAGAGCCAGCCGCGATACGTGCCTGTTTGGCGTGAATGTTGGCATAAAGCCCTGGTTTAGTCGCCATACTATGCCCCCATCCAAGAAGTGTTAACGCCGCTGCCCTGAGAGTTCACGCGGCGGGTTGGTTCAGTGTACTGCCGATGCGCCACGGGAAAAGCAAAGGTCACGGCAATCGCGTCTGCCGCGTCAGGTGAAGCCAATCCTCTTGCTCTCATCTCTTTTTTCCCTTCAAGGAAAATAGTCCCCGACGAATTCGGTTTCTTCATAGGCCCAGTTAGGTCAGCTTTAAGCTGCCTGTCTGTGGGAATACTAGCAGATTTTAGCCACGACCTCATATCGTTCCACATTTCGGCCCGCTTATTGCCAAACGCAATAGAGTGTTTTGCCTTGGAACCAAAGTTCACGCCGCGCACCTTATACCGCTGCTCGGTGAGCCTATCCAGTATCCCGTAGCCCAATCCACCCTCGTCAATCACCGTCATCACAGGCTTATATTCCTCCATCGCCTCAATAACGCGACCAACAATCGTCATGGTGTCCTCGCCCTGATACCGCTTAATCGCAACAATATCCCGCCCCTGGCGTACCGCAATCACAGTGGCATCAGCACCGCCCCTAGCCGGATCAACCCCCATCACGATAGGCGCGGATGAATCCTTGTAACGCGGGCGCTTGGCGGCATCATCCACCAGTGTCCCCGATATAAACTGATCTTCGCCGGCAGACGGAAACTCGCCATACACCTCAACCTTGGCTTGGGCAGAGTCCTCGCCATACTCTTGAATAATCTGCTCATACACCGCCTTGTCGGTGTCCTCCACCGTCCTAGCATCAACGCAGCGCGTGTTCCAGAAATCCCGCTTGGCGTTAAAGCACTCAAAGAAATAACCCTCGTTACGCCGAGGATTAGAGAACGCAAACCAATACCTGTCCGGCGTGTTCTCCGTGAAGAATCCTGCGCCCACTTCCCATATAGGATTCGGGATACCGCTACTCTCATCAAAGATCAGCATCATCCCGTCCTGGTTGTGGACACCAGCGTACGAATCAGGATTCTCCGCAGACCACAGCTTACCCTCGCAAGCCCAGTAGCGCGTACCCTTCTTCAGATCACGCTCAACCAGTTCCGTCAACCAGTTGGCAGGCACTAGCTTGGTGGCGCTTATCTCCCACCAGTGCGAGTTAATCAGCATGGCCGCCCACTTCGTCAACTCTGCCCAGGTGACAGAACGCAATTGATTCTCAGAGTTCGCGCTGACCACTACGCTGCCGCCAATCCGTGTTGTCAGCATCCACAGCACCAGCCAGCTAACCAATGCAGACTTCCCAATCCCGCGCCCAGATGACACCGCCATCCGCACGGTGTCATAGGTAATCTGACCCTGCTGCTTCTTGATGTGATCCGTGATGTCTCTTAGCACTTCCCGCTGCCACTTGCGCGGGCCTTGAAACCTTTCCAATGGCGTGTTCTTTACACCCCAAGGAAATGCAAACCTTACAAACGCTTCTAGGTCATTAGCAATCGCCGGTGACCATAGTTCCGTCATCAGCTTTTGCTCTTCCTCGCCTTTGTAAATCGGGAGTTGCATTTATTTCTTGCGCTTATTTTTCAGAACTTCGTTGATGTTGTCAATTTGGTCTGCGACTGACATTTGTGCGGGTTGCCCGTTGCGCTCAAGGATTGTCATGCTCTTCTCTTCGCCAGGGAACACAACAAAGTTGCGGGTTTGTTTGCCAGCTTCAGCGCCCCTTGATCCTTCATCAAAATATTTAACGCCAGGAATGCCAACTTGACGCAATCTTTCAACTATTCTTGGGTCATTTAAATCCACAACTAATTGAGGATGCAAGTTCCTCATGCGAACGTTATCGTTTAGGTAATCATTGATTTGAAATTGCTCAGAACGCGACAAAGGTGAGTCTGGGCCAACAAGTGCTTTACGCATTTTCTCAATTACATTACGTTGCTCTGCCATTGGCTTATCGTAATCAATCATCTGCGCTATCTTCTCGTTTGGCAAGTCTACTTTGTACAAGTTGCCGGTGTTTGCTGCTGTTACATCTGGCCTTATTTTCCTAAACTCAGCCATTAAGGTTTGATATTCTTTTAATGCTTGAGGGTTTTTAGAAGCCCTCATTTCTTTTGCAGCATTAAGTAACTCTTTGCGAACAACGCCAGTGTCGCCAAGGTAGGAAAGCAAATAATCGTCAATCTCAGTGTTGCCAGTAGTCGCAGTCTTTCTACCAACTATTGGATCATAAAACTGCTGCCCTTTGTATTGCATTTGAGCGCCAAGCTGCTCTTTGTACTTTTGCGCAACCGCAGGATTTTCTGCCGTGTAAATACCATGCCCATAAGACTGTGCGCCTTCACCTGTGCCAATTTTGCTTGCGTCAAACTCGCCTAGCGGATTTCTTGGCGTAGGTGGCAATGTGTGCGGCGTGCCGTGATACACATCCAAGGGCAAGATGCCGCCAGTTCGCACCATGTACTGCTCGGCAAGCTGACCAGCTTTCGGCGCGACAAACCGACCTGTTGCCATCACGCCCTGACCCGCCATGCGTGCGGCTGGAGCCACCATAGGCGCAACTGTCATGGCCGCGCCAAGTGTCTCAGGGAGTGGCTGGTACGTCATGCCTGCGCCAGTGCCTACCCTGTTCCCATAGGACAAGGCTTCCGCAGTCTTTTGCACATCACCAATGCCAAGCATATCCAGCAGCTTATTGCGGTTCGCCATCGCAAAGTCTAAGCCTGGCACACCCATGCGCGGCATATCAGGCAGCTTGTACCCCAGCGCCAGCAAATCAGCAATCCCACCCATAAACCGATTGCGTGGTGTAGGCCCGATGTACGCTAGGTTATTGCTAGGCTGCGCGGCAAATGCGTTCCGTACTGGATCAGGCATGGTGCGTGGGTGGGTAGTGGGAGACGTAACGCGGTTATAGCATAAAAAAATAAAAATTGTGGGCGAAGCCACCGTTTCTGTGGCCCTTCGCCGTCGGCCCTACCCCCCGCCTTCGGCGGGCGGCGGGCTACGGCCAGCGCAACCAAGGTCACTTAGTTCGTGCACCAAACCAACGATGTCAGCCCTGTGCATAACTTAGGCATCATTGATTCCCCAATGACACAATGCGTGTACCTTTGTAAGTCATTGATAACATTGACCTTTTGACCATACCGATTTACTTAGTTCAACCGCGCTACTTAATACAGTGTCCATTATGTGAATGAAAATAGGGGTGTTATGGCCCTTTCTGCTTAATCTTTATACAAACGGCCATATTCTGTGGATAACTTTTACCGTTGGTCTGTGGGTAACTTTGGCGTGACATC